AGTTGTTACCAAATACAAGAGTATCAGCCGCCGCTTTATCATTTTGCATGATGTCAAGAATTTCATCAATAGCCGCATTAGAGCGAGAGATTGCTGTAGCATCTGACATGTCAGCCGCCAATTCACCTTTTAACCAAGTGAACGCCGCAACTGTTTCAGTCAACTCACCTGCAATCAATGATTCAGCCGAAGCCAATCCAGTACGATATGCTAGTCCTGAGTTGACAGCATTTACATTAGAACCTGTTGCGATATCTCTTGCAACTGCGTCAACAATAAATCCTGTGTCACGCTTACATTGATCTTTGTTGTATACAAAGTATTGATCTCTTAGCCAAGCATCAAGATCGTTTTGTATGAATGTTTTGTTAGCCGCTAGTTGTCTAGCCGCATACTCACCTTGTGTAGTCGCTGTGACTTTAGCAAGACAGTCAGCTTCGGCACTAATGAATGTGTGTACGCCTGTGTAGCCATTACCGTCTCCAACATCCATAGAGAATGTATCTGCGTCAGTAACTGTGATCATTAATGGTAGATCGTATGCTGGGTCGCCAATTCTTGGATATGTAGCTTCTGCAACACCACCATTGTCACAAGAATACTTGAAACTATGTGGTTTCATTTGAACGTGATCGCCAGTTGTAAGACCGTGTGCAGTAGCTGTTACAACGAAGTCGCCATTAGATGGGTCATATGATGCACTTGTTACTGAAACGATTTCTGGTTTCTTAGCTGGGTCTGTCCAGTATAGTCCGTTAGTATCGATACAATCAGCATCTGCGCTTACAAATGTATGTGCCGCTGAGTATCCACCTGCATTACCAACATTAACAGTGATTGTTGATCCAGTTGTACCTGTAATTCTTACAGGAGACTTGAAGCAAGGCTCACCTTCTCTTGGATGGCTAATTTCAACTGTTGTACCAGCTTCTGTGTTAGCACAAGATAATGTGATTGATTTTGGTGCGATTGTAATCCACTTGCCTTCTGGAAGGTTATGTAGACCAATAGTTAATGTCATGTCGCCACTTAATGGGTCATAAGCAACATCTGTTGGTGTTACTGTACCAGTGTACATAGTGGCAGTTTTGATGCAGTTTGGTAATGCACTTACAAAAGTATGTGCGCCAAGGTATCCACCCCCGTCACCAACATTAACTGTAATAGTTGTAGCAGTAACAGAAGAAATTGTCAATGCTTTTTTGAATGCTGGGTCTGTTGCTCTTGGGTAAGCCGCTTCACCTGGGTTACCATCGAATGTACAAGAGAATGTGATGCCACCTTCTTCAATAACAATCTTGTCGCCAATTACATATTCGTGTGCGCCAATAGTAATTTCTGTGATACCTGTTGCACCATCATATGTAGCTGTTGATGGTGTGAATGTACCATTAAGAACTGCAACTTCTTGGATAGAACCTGCTTTAGCTCTGATGAATGTATGTGCGCCAGTATATGTGCCGCCATTACCAACATTCATAGTAATTGTATTACCTACCACAGCCGTAATTGTTTGTGGTGTTCTGTATGCTGGATCGGTTACTCTTGGATAGTCAGCGAAACCAACAACACCGCCAAATTCACAAGAGAATGTAAATGCTTCTTTCTTAAGAATAACTTGATCGCCAATTTCAAAAGAATGATCAGCAATAGTTGCAGTGAATACGCCTGTTACAGGATCGTATGATGCGTCCGTAGGTGAATATTGTTTACCATCAGTTTGCATGATGCCCATGAATTCATCGAAAGAGTCATTAGAACGACTGATTGAAGCCGCATCTGTAAGAATATCGGCAGTCTCGAATTTTAGATGTTCGAACGAACCTAGTGTTTCTGGTAGTTGCTCTTCAAGTAAGAATTCCGCAGTTTTGCCACGATAAGCTTTACCAGCAGCGATTGTCATGAAGTTCGAACCAGTTAACATATCACGTTGGATAGCTGGCAAGATGTATTCATTTGTATCTCTTTGACATTTAATGCTGTCATACATATAGAAGTTGTTGTCAGCCCAATCCATCATGTAATCTTGAATGAATGTTTTGTTGTTCTGTAGCTGAATACGTGCGTTTCTTTGGTTTACTGGTATAGAAGCATCGTTACTGAATGTAATCGCTTCACCAACAACAGATACTGCATTTCGTGTAGCACTTACAAAAGTATGTATGCCTTTATATCCAGTAGTACCTGTATTAACAGTAATTGTATCCAAAGTAACCGCAATTACAGGAACAGCCGTTCTGTATGAAGGATCAGTCGGTCTTGGGTGGCTAAGTTGAACTTTGTTGCCATCTGTATCACAAGAGAATGTGAACGAGTCGTCAGCAAATGTTACCATAGCTCCTATAGACAATCCATGACCTTCCATAGTGATAACGAACTCACCAGATGTAGCGTCGTATGTAGCATCAGTTGGTGTGAATTTTGCACCATTATTAGCAAGAATGTCTACAATAGTATTAAACTTAGTATATGCTCTTGATGCACCCAATGCTGAATTAGCTTGGATTAAATCGTCAGTTGTTTTACGCAATCTTGAGAATGCCGCAACTGTTTCGTTTCTTTGGTTACCAATAACAGCCGCACTTTGTTTGAAGTAATAAGCGTTACCTGCCGTTACAGAATTGTAGTTTGTATCTAGGATAGAGTCCCACTTAACTGCTGGTAAGATGTATTCTTCAATGTCACGAGCGCACTTGCCACTATCGTATGCAAAGAATTCGTCGTTGTTTTCAATCCAATCGATCATTCCATCAATGATAAGTTCTTTGTTATCTTGAACGTTGATACGTGCATTTTCTTTTGATTTGTTTTCATCATCAGTGTAAGCTGTCCAGATAATTGGGTTAGCCGCTTCTTCGCCATTCGTAAGAATATTGATAGTTTCGTCGATAGATGTATTGATACGACCTTTTACTTCATTAGATGCGTTAGTAAATATGTCAAGAATACCGTCTTTAAGATGTTCGAAAGAACCTATTGTTTCTGTAAGTTGTTCAGCTTTAACTACCTGTGAGATAGGTGAGCTATATGAGATACCACTTAAACGACCCCAATAGTTACTACCTGTAGCAACATCAAATCCTGTGTTGTCGATAATAATACCCGTATCACGGAAACACTTGTCTGCGTTATAGCCTTGGTATCCTAATCCTGGTTGTCCATCAAACCCTGTGGTTGTGTTAGCAGTTAAGAAGTCTACCATGTTGTCAAGTATATCGTCTTTTGCGTTCATGATTGCATCAGAGAATACAGTATTAGCAAAGAATAAGTTATCGTCGCCTTCTGCTGGTCTAATAATGGTTGTAGAACCTTTTGCTCTCATTGAGATATCACCGAACTGTGTACCTGAGTTGTTGAGGGTCATTTGACCACCATTCAAGGCAAAGAACGCTTGGCGAGTAAAGATTGACAATGAACCAATACCGTTAACACCAGCACCGTTTTTAGCAACATAACCTGTACCGTTTTGAGTACGAGGTGTGAAACCAAAACAAAGAACGTATGTATAAAGTGAGTCTGTATCTAGTAATGCTCTGTCTGCAAGCAAACAACCACCACCACGACCAACTGCCCTGTTAGGGAAATCGTCAATACCTATTGTTTCGATAGTACCTGTACCGCCACGCTGTGCATATAGAATGTCGCCTACTTCTACGTTACCTTTAAGGTTACGAACGTAGATTTGTCTGTCGCTATCAATATCAGCAATGTATGAGATGAACCCTGTAGCACCAGATGAGAATGTTACTTCATCGTCAATTTCAAACTGTGTTTGTGGTGAGTGACCTGCAACCATATAGAATTCTTGTCCAAGATCAGAAATGCCACCTTTAGAGTTGAATGGGTTTAGTGTTGGTTCAACATCAAGACGGTTAAAGTTAGAAAGCTGTGAGGAGTCACGAATGTATGGTGAACGTCTTAACAACGCACCAGGGCGGTAAGCAATAGCGAAACCACCTTCTGGATAATCAAAGTTATCAACTTCGAAGTTCATGTATGCGAAACCTTGTACATAACAACCAGAACCAACTAAGATACCGTTTGTTCTTTCGTACCCTGGCTTCTTGCGAATTACTGTAGCGTACTGACCTGCGGTTGAAGACAATGAACAATCATCTGGTAGAACGATTGGTTCGTCAACATAGTATGCGCCTGGCCCAACTGAGATGTGGATTGCGTTATCAATGTCGTTACGGTTTACATCACCACCTGCTTTTTCAATAGCAAGTTCAGAAGCTCTTGCAAGCGTTTTAACAGGCTGTAGGATAGTTCCTGGGTATTTGTCGTCACCATCAACAGCAACGTGAATTTTAAGTGCTTTTTCTGTGTTCTTGGAAACTTCATTGTAAAGCTGACGATAAGTCATCTTTTCAGTTTCGCCAGTTTTAACGTTCTTTAAAGCAAAGTAACTATCTTCATCTAACTTAGGCTCGAACGCCTTAGTCAGGTTCATATCGAAGTCAACTAGATTAGAACCTTCGATTGTTGAGTTAGCAACATTTGAGTCTGTGATGTTACCACCATCAAATGTAGATTTCTTTTGGTCTAAGCCTTCAGCGGATGAACTTGTGATTTGCAAGTTTTGTGCAACCACATTATCCATTGTACCTTGAAACTCTGAATTAGCAATAACAGAGTTTTGAACGATGCTTTGATCAAGAGTAGTATTAGTAAAGATATTATTGTTGCCAGTTCCGTCAGAGAAGTCTGAGTTCAGAAGAGACATGTTATTTGCAGAACTGTCATTGATAATAGAGTTAGTCATTACCATGTTGTTTGCAGTTGAGTCGATGATAGATGAGTTACTTGTTACAGTATCCCAAATAAGACCATTTGCAAAACGTGAATTTGTTATCGTAACGTTATCTAGGTCTGTGTCACGGATGTCACCATTAGAGAAATCAGCGTCAACGATAGTTGTATTACCAGAAATTGCTGTATCACGAATTGTACCATTAGAGAAATCAGTTGTGATGATCACTGAGTTTGACATCAGAGCATCTTCAAGAACGATCTCATCAATAACGATATTTGTAAGAATTAGGTTGTTAGCAGTACCGCCTTCAATAGCGACGTTTGCGAAATCTGAATTATCGATCTGAGAGTTGGTAAAGATATTGTTATTACCAGTTCCATCAGAGAAGTCAGAGTTTAGTATTGCCATGTTATTGGCAGATGTATTAAGGATTGTTGAATCGTCAATAGTTGAATTAGTCAAAATGACGTTGTTTCCAGTACCGTCATTAAATTGCGAATCTGTGATTTCAGATGCAGTAATAACAAAGTTATTAGCATCAGAGTCTCTTAGGTCTAAACCAGAACCAAAGCTTCCAGTAATTGTACCACCAGTAAATGTAGATTGATCAATATCAACGGATAGTAGAGATGAGTCTCTCATTACAACGTTTGAAATAGCTCCACCAGTTATGGTAATTCTATTGAATATTTCATATTGTAACGCTTGAACGAGTTCTTTGCGTGTGATGTTTTTTGTACCATCATCGCCCTGTATCAAGTTTACAACAACAAACAAATCTTCTGATCTGGTGTTTGCGCCTGTTATCGGACCTAGTTCTGAAATCAACGACATTCTGCGATACCCTTATTTTTTCTTATTTCTTTTATTTATAACAGCAAGCCATGCCATCACTTATTATTTTTCATATGTATGTGATAAACTTCAGTGCTTGGCTACGGCCTAACACATAAGCTTTAATTTCCATTATATTTTCATTGGCAGATTTCAAAAGTCTATGACGCCCATCTATCATACGATAGGGCTTGTGGTATGGATTTTCCATCCCCTTAACGACCAAACATGGTAAAGTTATGTCTGCATTTATATATCTATTTCCTTCTTGGTCTATATCTTCTAATGGTACATAACCAATATCTGATATTAAAACCGTTTCTATATTCGTCTTCTTATATTTAGCCCAATCGTAAAGTTCCTTACAATCGATATAAGCTGTTAGTCCATCAATAGACCATTCATCTACTAACCAGTGTCTCACTTTATTGCAAAGCCCATACTTATTCTATCAGTCTCCGAACCAACACAATGCCACATATATGGTTCTTGTGCTGTAACATCAAACATACGGACTGTGTAGCCAGTATCATCATAATCTGTAATTATAGTATCGTTTTCGAGATAACGAAAAAACGATTTATTTCCTTCTTTTGTCCAAGTAATGTAGAGACGTTTGCATGGATTATCACTATTAGTATGCCAACCCATATAGCCCGTCTCTGGATAATGGAAGAACCCACTGGTTCTCACCACATTATCTTTAAAGTATCTTTGTAATATGGGTTGGATTTTCTGGGAAACCCCTAAGCTTGCAAAGCTAACCATATTCTGATCTCTATGTGTTCCATCATCAAATTCTGGGAGAGCGTCTTTAGTTAGAAAACTTTCCCAATTATCAACTCGTTTAGCACCAATCAGTCTGGTGTTAAGTAAAATGTCTTTCATGTTCTTATTGAGGACAACATCAATCTCTTTAAGAACATCTTCATCTAAATCAAACCGTATACTCATGCATACTTAACTTTATAGTCTTCTGTTAAAGCTGGAATGTTACCAACTAACATTGATTCAGAATAAGTTTTTGCTTTACTAAAATCTAATGTGTCAGGTAAGTCCCTCAACTTTTGTTTGTCCGACTCGATTGATGCTACTGTTTTTGCATCTCCCATAGCCATATAACGAACTTGAACCCTGTCTAAGTCTGTTAAGCACATGTTACGAGCTTCTTTAATTTCGGTAAGGACAAAGCTGTGTATTAATTCAATATCAACAACAACCTTAGTAGGTTTTTTGATATCATCAAACTCACAACGATCTGGAAATGAAGTTAATGTACGCAACTCTTCGGAAGAATTTTCGTCAATCAAATCATAAGAAACGCTTACCGATTTCTTAGGTATAACTCCCTCTTTTTTTAATTCTGTTACACTTTTATCTGATACTGTAAAACATACCTTTGGTGTCCCAATAGGATGATTGTAAAAAATAGTTTTCATAATATATTTCCTTTGTTAGTACACAAGGATAGCCGTTATCAATGTTGGATCAACTGCTTGTATACCTAGAATTGTTTGACCAATGTTATCATCTGATGGGATGGCAACATATGTGTTGTAGTTTTTAGATGCGCGGATAGTAAAATCTGATGCGCTTCTTGCTGAATTCCATGCGTTATAGTTTGTTGTCTGTGAATCAGGTGCGCGTCTAGCAGTCAAGCTTGTCGTTCCATCATCAACGTTACCAATAACAACGCCATAGTTAGAGTTTGGTGGTCTAATGCCTGATGCAATATTAATTGTATAATTACCAGTTCCACCCTTTGATAATGTCAAGCCAGATGATGCAATGACAGCCCCTGTAGCTCCGTTGAATGTAATGAAACCTTTTACTAATTGAACAATGCCCGTTAATTCTGAACCATCACCAGTAAATTTATCTGCATCTACAGTTCCAGAATATGTACCAGAACCTGCGGTCACACTGTTAAATTCAACGTTACTGTTAGTTGCTACCATTTGTGGTATACTGATTTCGCCTGTTGGAGATATACTAACAGTTTCATCAGCCGAAAATGAATCTCTTGCACGTTGTGTAGTGAAATATAAGTTATCGTCACCTTCACTAAGATCATCAGTATCATGGTTTGTAAGTGAGCTTACTGTACCGTTTACGTTACCTGTGAATGTTGCTGGGATTTCATTACCATTACCATTCTCGAATACTTTTGTAATTCCACCTGGTGCATAAACATCACCAGTTAGATTACCAACAAATTTACCAGCTGTTACGGTGTTTGCGACAATAGTGTTTGCCGAAACGTCACCATTTATGGTATTGGCAGTAACGACATCTGCTACTATGTCTTCAGTCAATATTATATTAGAACCATGTACAGTTCCTGCTGGTGTTATCTTGAATTTAGGTACTACACCTGCACCTGTATCAATGATAAAAGCCGCTTCCGTGGAGTTGTTAAAACCAACATCCCAAGCGACTATAGTGTCTGTGTATTTTGTTCTTGCACCTGCGCCCACAAAAGTAAATGTAGCAACTGTTTGGCTAGTAGCGCCAGTTATGTTTATGGGAGAACTGTATCCAATAGTACCGCCACTTGAAAATGATGAAATTAAATCTGCTTGTAATTCTGTATCTGCCATTAAAGTGTTGGCTTGGAATTCGCCTTGTATGGAAGCATCACCAATGGTTACATCACCAGTTGCTGTTGCAGTTACTGCTTGTTCACGAAACAGATCAACCATCTCATTAGTTTTATCAAACCAATTCTGAAACGTCTGGGTTGTCGTGATGTTTTGTATATTTGATTTTGCCATTCTATTTCTCTATCTGATCTAATCTATCACAAACTTGCACTAGAAGCTGTTTGATTGAATTTACTTCATTACTTAACTTCGTAACTTTCGTGTGAAGCGCTCTTTCTTGTTTATATTTATTCAAAGCGGCAACATCAGTATTCAGTACCGCTTTAGAATCTCTATGTCGTATATACGAATTCATTATGTTAGAGCCAACGCTCTGTAGTCTCTTACAAATGGTGATTTACTTATGTCTGGTGTCAGAAGTTCAATTTTAATTGCAAACTTTCTATAACCTACAAAAGTACCAGAGCCACTTGTATATTCTAACATTCCGCTAGAGTCTTTATTTGCATCAGCAAGTTCAAACTTAAATTCACGGAAGTCATTATCATTTGTATCTGAACAATATACGCCAACACCTTCTGTCAATTCAAGTTCCAACCAAGGGATTGAGTTGAACGGTGCGTTATCATAAACGTTCTGTGGTTTGATATACACTTTGATGTCTGAGCCAAATGGTCGGTAGCCTGTTAGATATACTTGCATGTCTTCTGCATCTAAATCTTCTGCTAATTCGATTGTTCTCGAAATGTACTTAGATGTAGTATCTGATACATTAGTAGCTTTGTATTGATAAGCCAATATTGTAGCAGTCTCTAGGTCAACAATAGGCGTAGATGTTGTGTTAGAATCGTTTGTCATACTTACTGTAATGTCGAAAGGTTTAGTACCATCGATATTATTTGACTTACTATACAGAACAACACCTTTGCGGTTAAACGCATTGTTAGCACCAAATTTCATTGGCATGTAGTATGAAGTCAACACATTACTTGGATCGGTAAATACACCACTCAATTTTGTTGTAGTAATTGAGTCATTTGTTTTCATAATAAGTGGCTGTATGTAGCTAAGATTGATGTTATCAATAGTTCCAATTGTACCTTCTGTACCACTTTCGAACCCTACGATAGTTGTGTTTGCTGTAAATGTTTTTGAACTTGACGCCGAACTTCCACTTAGGAACATCTGCGAACGCTCAAGTTTGTTGTAGTGTGATATTCTTCCAACAACAATAGATTTACATGTACCTGCACCAACTGTGAAGTCCACTGGACGTTCAACAGTAAGTTGTATGGCTGAGTCCACAGTTACAACTTCAAAAATGTCAGACCTAGTACCACCTGCGTTAGTAATCAATATTTTATCACCAGCAGCGAAACTGTCATTAAGTCCTGTACCTGTGATTACGTTCGTGTTGATAGGCATACCAATGTTTCCAGAAGTAGCGCCAGTAAATGCTTTTTCTTCATACACTTCTTCACCTGAGTTAAATCTACCATTCCAATCAGCTAGTGTAAGGAATTCGTGACCATCATTAGTCAGCGTAACTGAACCTGTATCCGCGTTAAAGTCATGACGGTAAAGAGTAAATTTCAAGTCTTCATCTTGATATGATTTCCACGCTCTGTTGTTTGTAGATGAGAATAGAACACCATCACCCCAATCTTGTACAACTGATTGCCCTTGTGTAGCTCCTGGTGTCAGATCAAGCCCACCAACTTTAGATGTGAATACTAGATAGTTTGGATCGTTTGCGTCTGGCATAATCACAACTGCGTATTCTTTCTCAACGTCCAATCTAATTGGTGCGTCAAAGTCAACGGTTGTCACAGCCGAAGCGTTATCACTAGTGTTAATTTGCGATGAGTTTAGGTGTACTTTTGAGAAAGGTAATACTTGCGATGCAGGGTATCCATTAACAACCTCACGCAACATAACTGTAGCACCGTTAATATCACTCTTACGTTTAAAGTATAAATCAATTTTAGATGCAAATACTGTATTTGAACCACGACCCATACCCTTTTTAACAAAGAATGTTTGTGCAAGTGGGTCAATAGTAACAGTTCTAGCTGGTAGTGTTCTTGTAGTTACTTCTGTGCCAGTGTCAGTATCTGGTATTCTTGTGGAAGTTGTCAAAGCACTCTTCTCAACTGATATATTATATGCGTGATACTCTAAATCAATCTTAGATGTAGACGATGATTCAATGCTTGAATATTGATCTACGTCAACAACTGTCATAGTTCTGTCACCAACATAGAATGTTCCATCTGGCAAGTCAAATACTGCACGAAGCTTACCATTAGAATCTGTACTAACAGCCGCGCCTTTTGCACCGTTACGTCTCACTCTTCTACTTGTATCAGCATTTGTACCTGGTCGTACATATTCGTTTGCATCCACACCATCAAAGAAGAAATAGTGACGTGTGTTTGGACGTAACCCTGATGCAAAAATGCCGATTGAACGACTACGCATGAATGGTTGGAACTCAAAGTTAGAAACAAAGTCGCCTACTGACTGTTGAGAATTTGCTTCATTAACACTTAATGCAGTTGTAGAAGTTGTAGTAGTATCTTGAATGTTCCATTGACGTCCACCAAGATGCGTCATAGCTCTGGTTGTACGATTGAAGTTTTGTATTGTCATAGGAATAAAGTTTTGTAGATTTTGCACAAAATCAGTGAAAGGCGTTACCAAATCAATATCAAGTGTGACTGGATTTGTTACTGTATCTTGAGCCATATCATGACTTGGTGACAATGAACCAACACCATCGTATTTCCAGAAGTTAGACACGCAGTTTCTAAAGTTAGTCGCATATGGCTGACCAATTAGTTTTGTGTTCGCATTTCTACTTAGAGACGCTACTTCTGGATCATCTGTAGTTGGGAATATAGTTGCACCTGTTGACGTTTTCAAGATCAAGTCTAGTGGGAACGTGTTGAGTGCTGGTGTAAGCATTTTTGTATCTGAATGGATAGCCGCTTGGAAGTCTGGATTGTCTAATGCAGATATGCTTGTATCATTGAAAGGATCAACAATAAAACCATTCTTAAATCTTGATAAACCATTCTGATCTACCACATTTAAGTTTTGTGTACTCTGTTCTAATTGATTTAAGCTGATGTAGTATTCCATAGCATCAAGCTTCTTTTCTAGCTTGGCGATATCACGCATGGTGTAGTTTTTAACACCTGACGCTTTAGTTGTGCAAGCATAGTAAGGCTTC